TGTCGATGTCGCGGAGAGTGCAGACCGCGATAAGGTGGTCATCGTCCTCAAGGCGCTGGCCGACAAGATCGGCGCCGGGCAGGAACCCATTAACTGATAGGAGGCCCTCATGCCTTCTGAGGTTGATATCTGTAACCTCGCGCTGCAGCAAATCGGCGCCAAGTCTATCAGTTCACTGGGCGACGACAGCCCCCGTGCCCGGGCTTGTAACCGAGTGTATGCTCACGCTCGCGATAGCGAGATTCGGGCGCACCCGTGGAGTTTTGCCCGTGCGCGGGTGTCTCTGGCTGCCAAGAGCACCGATCCGGCTTTCGGGTACTCCAAGGCTTACCAATTACCGGCTGATTTTTTGAGGCTGCTCCCCACGAGGGAGCAGACAGACTTTCAGATTGAGGGTGGTGACATCCTGACTGATGACGGGGCGCCTCTCAAGGTGGTCTACTTGAGGCAAGTCACGGACCCTAACACGTTTGACCAGGGGTTTATCGATCTGCTGGTGGCGCGCGTCGCGCGGGATGTCAGCGAGAAGATCAACAACTCCTCCAGAAAATTGGAAGCCGCGCAGGCCATTTATCTTGACGCTAAGGCGGAAGCCCGCCGCGTGAACGCTTTTGAGCGACCCCCTCAAGAACCGCCGACGGACACCTGGATCACGGCGAGGTACTAGATGCCTCGTGCCGCACCAATCCAATCGAACTTCAACGGGGGTGTAGTTACCCCGCTCATTTTCGGGAGGCCCGATCTCGACAAGTACGGGACCGGACTGAAAACGTGCCTCAATTTCGTCCCCTTGATACAGGGTCCCGTGGAGCGCCGCCCGGGTACCGGCTATATCGCCGAGGTAAAAGACAGCACGAAAGCCGTTCGAGTCGTCCGGTTCGAGTTTTCGACCGAGCAGGCCTATATTCTGGAGTTCGGCGACCAGTATGTTCGCTTCATCAAGAACCGGGGGCAGATTATTTCAGGCACGCCAGTTGAGCTGGCGACGACATACCTCGAGGCCGACCTCTTCGAGCTTCAGTTTTCGCAGAGCGCTGACGTGCTGTACATCACACACCCCGGGTACCCACCGCGCAAGTTGACGCGAACGTCAGACACCGCGTGGACGATCACCGATATTACCTTCCACGACGGCCCCTTCTTTAACACGAACGCGACGGACACAACGCTCACATTGAGCGGAACCACAGGCTCCGTCACTGTGACTGCGTCCGCGATCGCGGGCATCAACAACGATACCGGGTTTCAGACAACCGATGTCGGGCGGTTAATTCGTTGGGAGGACCCGGCGGGCAACTGGACGTTCCTAACGATCACCGCGCGGGCAAGCACCACTTCGGTGACGGCCGCCATAGACGGGCCTGACGCTTCCGCCGGCACTGCAACCACGGTGTGGCGTCTTGGTATCTGGTCCGAGACCACGGGATACCCGGCGACCTCCACGTTCCATAAGAACCGTCTGGCTTTTGGAGGCGCGACGGACACTCCGCAGCGTGTGGACCTGAGCCGAACCGGAGATTTTGAGAACTTCGCGCCGACCGATGTGGACGGCACCGTTCTCGCGGACAGCGGGGCGACTACGGACTTGTCCGCGGACACGGTCAACGCCATCCGTTGGATGGCTGACGATGAGAAAGGTCTCATCGTTGGCACGGTCGGGGGTGAGTGGGTGGTGCGGCCCGACGATAACGGCGGCGCTTTGACCCCCTCGAACATTTCTGCTTCACGGTCGAGCGCGTTCGGTAGCGCTAACATCCGCCCCGCTCGTGTCGGGCGAACCTTGGTGTTCGTTCAGAAGGCGCTGAGAAAATTGCGTGAGTTGGCTTACGTGTTTGAGGACGACGGGTTCCGCGCACCCGACATGACGTTGGTGGCCGAGGATGTCACGACTTCGGGTGTGGTTCAGTTGGCTTACCAGGCGGAGCCTCAGAGCGTTGTGTGGATGTGCCTGGTTGACGGCACCTTAGTGGGTATGACTTATGACCGGGACCAACAGGTTATAGGTTTCCACGAGCACACTATCGGGGGGTCGAGTGATGTCTTCGGCAACACCCCGGCCAAGGTGGAGAGTGTGGCTGTTATACCCAACGCCGAGGGAACGGCGGATGAGCTGTATCTGGTGGTGAACCGGTATATAGACGGCGCGACGGCTCGCTATATAGAGTACATGAAACCTTTTTGGGACGGGGCCAACGACCAGGAGGATGCGTTCTTCGTGGACAGTGGTCTCACCCTGGACAGCCCTTTCACCATAACGGGCGTGACCCAGGATTCCCCGGGGGTGGTCACCACCAACAGCGCGCACGGTGTGTCAAACGGCGGCGTCGTGCGTATTAAAATGCCTTATGGAATGACGGAACTCGATGGCAAGGTGTATGTCGCGGCGAACGTCACCGGGACTACGATGGAGTTGACAACCCGCGCGGGCGTCAACGTGGACACCTCGGGGTTCTCTGCGTACCAGACGGGGGGTGAGTTGCGCGAGCGCGTTACCGCCATCTCCGGTCTCGACCACCTTGAGGGGTTGTCTCTGGCGGTGTTGGGGGAAGGTGCCCCTCAAGTCATGGCTACGGTTTCCGGGGGCTCGATTACGGTGGCGGAAACTTCCAAGGCGCAGGTTGGACTACCTTACACGTCAGACATAGAAACGCTGCGGTACGACGCAGGGTCCCGGACGGGGACTTCGCAGGGGAAGATACAACGATATAACAGGATATTTCTGCGGGTCTTCCAGACCTTGGGTGGGAAGACAGGCCCCGCCACCGATGACCTGTCCCCAATCATATACCGTAAAGGCGGGAGTCAGTTGGACACCGCGATCCCGTTGTTTACCGGGGACGTGGAGCTGGAATGGGACGGCGATTACAGCACCGACAGTACGATCGTGTTCCGGCAAGACCAGCCGCTGCCCGCCACCGTGTTGGCGATCATGCCTCACGCTGACGTGGAGGACCGGTTGTGAACATAGTTGAGTATCGCCCCGAGCATCTCAAGACGATAGACTTGCAAGAGGGCCAAGCTTACCTGTCAAGCTGGATCACCGCGGACCTCGCCGCCGCGTTGGCGAAGAGCGGGTGGGCCTACACGGGGATGGACGGCGACACACCTGTCGGGTGCGCGGGCGTGATTAACGTGTGGCAGGGCCGGGGAATATGCTGGGCGTACCTGTCCCAAGACCTGTCTGCGAAGAATTTTCTCGGCGTTCACCGGTCGGTGGCCCGATTCCTCGAGACGTGTTATTTGCACCGGCTTGAGATGACGGTGGATTGCGATTTTGAGCCGGGCCACAGGTGGGCGGAGATGCTGGGTTTTGAGATGGAAGCTGAACGCATGCAGGCGTACCGGCCTGACGGCGGCGACTGCGCGCTGTATGCGAGGGTCCTATGACTGGTATAGAGATCGCCCTGATTGCCGGCGCGGCGATCTCCGCGATGGGGGCGCTGTCGGCAGGCGCTGCCGCCAAGCAGAAGGGCGACTACGACGCGGCGGTCGGTAAGGTCAACGCCAAGGTTCTGCGCCAAGACGCCGCGGAGAATGCCCGTCGGCAGGAACGTGCTAACCGCAAGGCGATAGCGACACACCGGAACGTAGATACGGTGTCTATGGATTTGCTCGAGGATAATATCCGGGAAGCGAAGCTTATAGAGTTGGATATCTTACACAAAGGTGAGGTACAGGCTCTAGGCGCCGAAGCCGGCGCAGGTCTGGCGCAGATGCAAGGGAGAAACGCGCAGCGCGAGAGTTACTTTAGTGCGGCGGGCGCGTTGCTCAAGGGAGCCGGCGGTCTGTCGGGATCTCCTGGGTACATGGCTGACACCGGTTCTGGGGGCTTTGCGGCGGCGGTCGGGTCAGGTCAGACCGGCAGTGTGTGGGGCGGGTATTGAGGTGAATAGCTATGCCTAAAATTGACATCAATGCCGCGCCGAATGTGTCCAGCGTGGGCGCGTTGCGTATGGCCCCCGCCGGCGTTTTCAGCAGCGGCGCGGGATTGGCCGCCGCGGGGAGAGATATCACCCGTTTAGGTAAAGAGTTCAAGGTGGAGCGTGAGAAAGAAGAGCGTGAAGCCAAGGCTGAAGCTGAAAAAGTTAAGCGTAACGCCGACCGGCTTCACGCGCTCGATATCCAGAAGAAGATCATCGACGGCGAGGCTGGGCTTACGCAGCAGATAATCCATTTGCGGGAGACCGCCCCGGCGGACGCGAACGGCCACACGGACGCGGTATCTAAGCTCGTCGCGGAATACGCCGAGACATTCACCGAGCAGAACTCGAATGTGTCCGAGGAGAACCGGGCCGTGATGTCGGTCAGCCTGGCTCGTATGCGCGCGAGGCAGGTGAAGAACGCTGCGGTGTTCCAAGCCAAGCAGCAGGCCGCGAAATCTGTCGCTGACTACACAGAAGGTATGGGCCAACTGCAGAAGATGCTGCGTGGCGGGTTTATGGATTTGGACACCGCCATAGAGCGGGGGTCCATGCTGCTTGCTGCGTCGGGCATAGAAGCTCCCGTCGCTAACAAGCTTCAGAAATCTCTGATCAGTACGCTGGCGGCCACGGACGTCGAGAGGGAGTTGGACGATGCGGACACAGCGCATGACACTGCAGCGCTTCGCATTCGCGCAGACGAGCTCCGCGAGCAACTCAGCCCGGAGATGTACAGCCGCGTCCTCGCCAAGATCGACGTGGCGGAAGACCGCATCCGCACTGGCGAGCGAGTGAGACTACGAGAAAAGCTCGGGGAGGAGATAAAACTGGCGCGCTCGGGCGCGCTTACCGAGGAGCCTCGCGATCGCGAGGACTTCACGTCTGCATTTGAAGACCCCCGTGACGCATCTGCTGCGTGGGGGGAGTACCAACGCGCGCTCGGGGAAGGGGAGGATATCCGCGAGTTGCGTGGCATGACTTCGCGCGAGGTCACGGCGCACCAACGCGAGCTGGTCGAAAAAAGCGAGGATTCTTCGTTGTCGGCGGCTGCGCGCACGGACGCGCTGGACGCGCTCCGGCGCTTTAACACCGCCGCAGCGCGGCAGCAGAAGGCGTTCAAGGCAGACCCGGTCACCTTCGTACTCACGGCAGACGAGGGCGTTCGAAAGCAGTTGGATGATTGGCGTGATGCGGCTTCGGCAGGCGCGGAAGAGGTTGTGGTCAACGCGAAGCGAGACCGCTACATCAAT